TAAGATGTATAGTATTTTAGTAGACAACTTTTTAGAGACAACAACCACAACAGTAGAACACGCTCAGTCACTAGCTCAGGATTACTTGGAGGAGTTTGGTTACGGTGCTGATGTCAAGGTAGTGTTCGAGGAAGAGTATGCTTAGATATGTCAACAACACGATACTGGTTGTCTTTGCAAGTTGGATACTGTCAGTAATCTACATCTCAGTGTTTGGGGAGATCGTTGTAAATAAAAGTAGCAAAGAGGAGTTTATTATGTTATTGTTACCATTGCAGTTAATCATCACTATAAGGAGTATTATGAATGTTAGATCCAAAAAATAAAACACCATTCCAATGCGGTCAGGAGGATTCATTCTTCAACCGGGAGCTTAACCCAAGAATGATCGAGGATGGTGTAGAGTTTTTGCTCAAGGAGAAAGAAATGATATTACAATACGTTAACGGTTTTATTGATTCAGAGGAGTTCTACAATGGTTGTTGAGTTACTAGATCATATGGGATCTGACCTAACGGTAGTTAATGCAGCTAGGGTCAGTTTTAATAAACAACACATGAAGGTGGAGAAAGGAGATTATAGCTTAATAAAGTACCTGGCAAAGCATCACCACTGGTCACCATTTGCTCACTGCTTTGTGCAATTTAGAATCAAAGCTCCTATCTTTGTTGCAAGGCAGCTTGGGAAGCATCAGGTGGGCTTGTGCTGGAATGAAATCAGTAGGAGGTATGTCAGCTATGATCCAGAGTTCTGGAGTGCTTCTGAAGGCTTTAGAGAGGCTTCTAGGGATAAGAAGCAAGGATCGTTAAACAAGGTGTCTTTATTTAATAGAGAAGCTCAGTCTATGATGAACACAGTACACCGAGACTGTTTAAGAGTTTACCGGGAGATGCTAGACATGGATATCTGTGAGGAACAAGCAAGGGCTGTACTGCCGCAGTCAATGATGACTGAGTGGTTCTGGTCTGGTAGTTTGTTTGCCTTCTCAAGAGTGTGTAATTTACGCAACAGTCATGACTCTCAGCAAGAAACTAGAAATATTTCCTTGCAAATAGATGAGATATGTGGTAGGCTCTACCCTGTTAGTTGGCAAGCATTGATGAATCGTAACTTTGAAATAGGAGAAGGATAATGAAATGTAAGTCTTGTGATGAAGTATTAACTGACTGGGAAGCAACCAGGAAGGTAGAGAACACTGGAGAATACCTAGAACTTTGTAACCAGTGTTTTGATGATGATGTGTTGACCATTGATCGACCAGATCTAATGCACATTGAGGATGAAAAGCCAGGTCTTGAGTTTGAAGAGTTAGACGAGCATGACTACAAGAGTCTTGGAATTGATGACATTTACTACGACCAATAAGGAAAAACAATGGAAGAATATGATGATAGTGAAGCACAACACTTTGCAGACACAGAAGAAGAAGCACACTTCTATGCTATTATGTCTGAGTTCTTAGACCTTCTCGATGACTACTCACCACAGTTCGTAATGATGACAATGTGGTCAATGATGAAGGAAAGAGAACTAACACTAAATAGTATTAATTAGTTACTAATTAGTAATATATTATTATAATTATATATAAACTAAATAGTATTTTAGCACACTTTTAAGGATTTGTCAATGGGTACACAATTAAAAGCACATCAACCATGTCCAGACTGTGGATCGTCAGATGCTTTGGCTGTCTATGACTGGGGAACTAAGTGTTATGCTTGTGAGATTGTCCATAAGAACGACTCAGAAGCCACTGACTCAACGCAAAGGAGAAACATGACGTTAGTATCAAACAACTCATCTAATGAGTTTAGAAAGCATTTAGAGCAGCCTAAACATGATGCTATATTTGCACCAGTTGCTTCAAGAGGTATTAACAGAGCTACAATGGAGCATTTCAATGTCAAGAGTGATAGTGACCATTATTGGTTTCCTTACACTGACAAAAATGGCGAAGTTGTGGCATACAAGAAACGTAGCGTCCACGATAAGAAGTTCAGTACAACAGGTAACTGGAAAGAAGCACAGATGTTTGGTCAGCACTTGTTTAACAAGGGTGGTAAGTATGTAACGATAGTAGAAGGTGAGTTTGACTGTCTTGCAGCCTATGTTCTGCTCGGCTCTAAGTTCCCGGTGTTGTCTATTAGAAACGGTGCTGCCTCTGCTTCAGCAGACATTAGAGCACACTACAAATGGTTAGACAGTTTTGAGAACATAGTTGTCTTTATGGATAATGATGACCAGGGTAGAGCAGCAACAGAAGCTATCACTCAAATCTTAGGATCTAAAGTTAAGGTATTCAAACCTAACAACGATTACAAAGATGCTTGTGATTACCTTGCTAACAATGATGGTCGTTTGTTTATGGATTGCTGGTGGGCAGCAGAGCGTTATGTACCAGCAGGTATTATCAGTGGTTCATCTTTGAAAGAACAGGTGCTTACTCTTCCAGAAGAATCTAAAGTACGTTATCCGTTCTCCAAACTAGATGACCTAACCCTGGGCATAAGAGATACTGAGTTAGTTACTATCACTGCTGGATCTGGTCTAGGTAAGTCACAGTTTGTTAGAGAACTGATCTACAGTATCTTTAATCAGACTACTGACAACATTGGTATCATGTTTCTTGAGGAAAGCACAGATCGAACTGCAAGATCATTGATGTCACTTGAACTAAACAAACCAATACACATACCCGGAACAGAGGTCACTCATGAAGAACTTGAAACTGCTTACAACACTATGCTTAAAGACGATAGGATTTATTTCTACGATCATTTTGGATCTAACGACATTGATTCTATTGTTAACAATGTTCGGTATTTTGCCAAAGCTCTTAACTGCAAGTACATCTGTCTGGACCATGTTTCAATAGTTGTATCAGCGCAATCTAACAACGATGAACGTAAAGCTATTGACGAGATTATGACAAAACTGCGAATGTTAACTCAGGAAACAGGTATCTGTCTTTTCTTGGTCAGTCACTTGAAACGTCCTGATGGTAAGGGTTTTGAGGATGGTGCTCAAGTCTCTATCTCTGCTCTTCGAGGTTCTGGATCTATAGCTCAATTATCGGATGTTGTTATCGGTTTAGAGCGTTCTAGTCAAGATCCTGATCCTATCGAGCGAAACACTACAACGGTCAGGGTATTAAAAAATCGTTATTCTGGTCAAGTTGGTCCTGCTGGACGCTTGCTTTATGATCTAAAGTATGGTAGAATGGCGCAGCGTTTAGATGAAGAGGAGGATAACGCATTATGAATGTACTAGATTTGTTTAGCGGTATTGGTGGTTTTAGTTTAGGTTTAGAACGTGCTGGTATGAAAACTGTTGCTTTCTGTGAGGTAGACAAGAAATGCCAACAGGTATTAAAGAAGCACTGGCCAGGTGTACCTATATTTGATGATGTAACAACACTTAAAGGAGCAGACATTGAAGAAACAGTTGACGTTATTTGCGGAGGATTCCCATGCCAAGACATCAGCCTTGCAGGAAAAGGAGCAGGACTTGAAGGCAAAAGATCAGGTCTATGGTCAGAGTTCAAAAGGCTCATCGAAGAAATCAAACCGAAGTACGCAATCATTGAAAACGTCTCAGCCCTTCGCAGTAGAGGACTGGATCAAGTTCTCAGGGAAATCTCTGAGATCGGGTATGATGCGGAATGGCATTGTATCACCGCTTCCTCCGTTGGTGCGCCTCACAGACGGGATAGAATCTGGATCCTGGCCTACCCCAAGAGCGAGCGAGTACAAGGACTGTGGACCAGTGGGCAGCAAGAGTCACCTACACATGAAGAAGAAACGATATTTATGCGCTATCGTAAAAGATTCAGAAAAGCCTACTGGCAAGTTGAACCCACAGTGGCTAGAGTGGTTGATGGGTTTTCCGGTAGGGTGGACAGTGTTAAACAACTAGGTAATGCAGTTGTTCCTCAGATACCAGAACTCATAGGGAGAGCAATATGTCAAGCTGGTTGATACTACTCATAGCTGTGGTATACTTGGTGATATCAGTTGATCTTTTAATTAAGGGGCAGTCAGCATTAGCAATTACTTTTGTTGGTTTCTGTCTCGGTAACTTAGGACTATATTTACAGACATGAGAAAAATAATTATTGATATAGAAACCGATAGCACAGCTAGTAAGATCTGGTGTGCTGTCACTAAAGACTTAACTAACCAGGAGGTAAACGTATGGACGGAAGCAAGCGAGTTACAAAAGTATCTAAAACCCACAGATATCTTGATTGGTCACAACATAATAGGGTTCGATGCTCCAGTGTTAAGGAAGCACTGGAACTTGACTATCGACTCAAGCCAGTTGCAAGACACCTTAGTAATGTCAAGATTATTAAACCCAGTGGTAGAAGGAGGACACTCTCTAAAAGCCTGGGGACTAAAGTTAGGAAATCACAAGGACGAGTTCAACGACTTCGATGGAGGGCTTTCAGATGAAATGGTCAGCTACTGCATACAAGATGTTGAGGTCACTGCAAGACTATATGAAACTCTTACTGACAGTCTACTGGATTGGGGTGAGTCAGTTGATCTTGAGCACAAGGTGGCTGTCATTCTCAAGCAACAAGAAGAGAATGGATTCAAACTTAATCAGAAGGAAACACTTCTCCTTCTTACAGATTGGAAGCAAAGACTGGCAGAAATTGAGGAAGGATTACAAGAAGTTTTCAGACCTATTGTAACTGAGCGTATTAGTGAGAAAACTGGTAAACGTCTTAAAGATAAAGTAGAAGTGTTCAATCCAGGTAGCCGTAAGCAGATATCAGAACGTCTTATGGCTCTTGGTTGGAAGCCTAACAAACACACAGATAAAGGAACGGTGATAATTGATGAGAGCGTACTGGCAACTATTGACAGACCTGAAGCTAGGTTATTCGAGGAATACTTACTCTTACAAAAACGGATTACTCAAGCTGAAAAATGGATTGACTATGCTGATAACTCCTCACGGGTTCACGGTTCGGTCATCACCAATGGAGCAATCACGGGAAGAATGACTCACAGTAAACCTAACATGGCTCAAGTACCTAGTGTGTCTAGTCCTTATGGTAAAGAGTGTAGATCTGTGTGGACGGTAGAGGACGGTAATGTACTATGTGGGGTGGATGCTTCTGGGTTAGAATTGAGAATGTTGGCGCATTTCATGCGAGATGATGAGTACACCAACGAGATACTGAGTGGTGACATTCATACTAAGAACATGAAAGCAGCAGGACTTACCAATAGAGATCAAGCTAAGACTTTTATCTATGCTATTCTTTATGGTGCAGGACCAGCTAAGATAGGTGCTATTGTTGGAGGTGGTGAGAAAGAAGGCAGGAAGTTGATTAATAGCTTTCTTGCAAACACACCATCTTTAAAGAATCTACGAAGTAAAGTAGATCGTGTCTCTCAACAAGGATGGCTACCGGGTCTTGATGGTAGGAGACTTATAGTTAGATCTCAACACGCTGCACTCAATACTTTATTGCAGGGTGCAGGTGCAATAGTTATGAAAAAAGCCTTAATACTATTGACAGAGAAGTTAAAATGTGATAGAATACACGGCTCGTTTGTAGCTAATGTTCATGATGAATGGCAGATAGAAACGACAAAAGAGTTCTCTGAATCTGTAGGTCAGTTAGGCGTACAGGCAATTCAGGAAGCAGGACTTGCTCTCAAGCTACGGTGTCCCCTTGATGGCGAGTATAAAATAGGTACTAATTGGGCATCAACACACTAAAAGGAAATATATGGCTAATCTAAAACCAGTTGTAGTAAACGCAGAACTTATGTGGGCTTTTCTCGATACACCTAATCCAAGAAGTCATAAGTATCAGGTAGACTTATGTAAACTATCTACCAAAGCTGTGAGCACTTTGAAAGGTATGGGGGTAACAGTTAGAGACGATAAACCTGAGAAGGGTTCTTATGTTACAGTCAAGTCAAAGAAGTTTCCAATCAAAGCAGAGCTTGAGGATGGAACTCCAGTCAACTGTAAAATAGAGAATGGTTCTAAGGCTATTGCTACTATTAAACCTTATGCTTGGAACTGGGAAGGATCTTCTGGCGTAGGAACTGGGGTTGGTAAGTTGGTTATTACTGATCTAAAGGAGTATGTCGAGGGTGGTGAAGTAAGTATGGACGATCCACTCTAAATTGTCTAAGTCAATGAACAATGCAACTGCACTCATTGACGGAGATATTCTGGTCTATAGGGTAGGCTTCTCTACTAACGAACCAGATGAGGAAAAGTTTGCTCTTTCTCGTATGGGTAACTTTGTAGATAGATTGATTAGGTTAGAAGGTATAGAAACTTATGAAGGATATCTAACAGGGAAGAATAACTATAGATCAGAAATTGCTACTGAACAGGCTTACAAAGGGAATCGTAAGGATGCTAGAAAACCAGTCCATTACGATTCTCTGCGTGAGTACCTTATTTCAAAATGGGGATTTACAGTTGTAGATGGTCAAGAGGCTGACGATGCAATGGGAATCAAAGCGTATGAGCTACCAGAGGATTCTAGTTGTATCATGACCATAGATAAAGACTTAGATATGATTAGGGGTTGGCATTATAACTTCGTTAAAGAAGATTTGTATTACGTTACTGAGAAGGAGGCTATAAAGAATTTCTACATTCAGATTCTTACTGGTGATCGAGTTGACAACATACCTGGGATTAAAGGTATTGGTCCAGTCAAAGCCAAGAAGATTCTGGAGAACTGCACAACTGAGAAAAGTCTTTTCAAAGCTGTGAGTGAGAAGTACGATCATGACATTGATAAACTAACTGAACGTGGAAGGTTATTATGGATAAGAAGAAAAGAGAAGCAATTATGGAAACCGCCAAACACTTCACGATAGGTTATGTCCAATGGGTTGATGCTGTTGCTGATGCAGGATGGGAGGATAACTCTAAAGCAGATGTACATCCTGTTCTAAGTATTGGGTTTATTGTTGACGAGACAAAAGATGCTATTTGTCTAGCTGCTGCAATCTCTTACGATCAGTCTAACTCTAGGATACACATACCTAAACAGTGGATTAAAAGTATTAAGAAAGTAAGACTAGATAAATTTTTAGATACAGGGAGAAAAACATTAAAACCCAAAGTGCAAAAGCCAAAGGCAGAAAGCTCCAACAGTGGTTCAGAGATAACCTTATTGAAGAATTCTCGTTTTCCCGGTCCGATGTAAGATCTACAAGTATGGGGGCTGGAGGTGAGGATATACTATTCTCTCAAGAAGTAGGAGATCAATTAGGTATATCAGTAGAATGTAAATCTCGTGAATCAATGGCTGTCTATTCTTTTTATTCACAGGCTAAAGATAATTGTCCTGAAGGAAGAG